AGATGCCGAAGAATTGCATGAGTTGTCCATTCCCGAGCGTAGGCGTTGATTGGTACTACTGCTATTGCCCAGGAGTCGATGGAAAGGCATATGACTTTGAGCAGTCTAACACTGTACCAGATGATTGTCCTCTGGTCGCATTGCCCGACCATCACGGCAGGCTTGTGGATGCGGATGCCCTGATAGAAAAATATTGGGATGGAAACAGCATGGAGATAACAGCTTGGGACTTAAAAGATATCAAGGCAGTGATCGAAGCGGAGGGCGAAACATGATCATTAAGCTATCTGAATATATCCCGATTTGCCGTAACTGTATGTACTACACGCCAGATGTTTGCGTTTATCCGGGAGGATGGACACCGAACAGTAAAAATCAGTGTGAGCAGTATAAGCGGAAGAAGCGAGAAGCGGAGGGCAAAAATGAAGTGCACGATTAAATCCACGCTATTCTTTCGCATCCCGGAAGAGTACGAAATCGCCCAGCGTTACAAAGCAAGGCATCCGGAGGTACGAGACGAAAGCACTTCTGAATACGTGATTCTCACAAGGGAAAGCACATATGCGATGACGATGGGGAGGACAGCGAATGATCTTTTTGAATGTTAATAAACAAATTGAAAAAATCGGATACAAAATTGTTCGAGACGGCAAATACGAAGTGGAATACGAAAAGGAAGAACCGCAAGGGTATAAACAAAAGGTTGTCATTTTGCACAAGGCAAGCGGAAACCACATAATGCAGAGTTATGCAGATATTGATCAGGTAGTTGGGTTGACGCTTAAAGAACAGATTTTGTTCACCAGAAAGTTTAAGCAGATATCAAGAGCATGGAACAGGAGGGAGAACGGCAAATGCGTGAAGAATTGAAGCCGTGCCCTTTCTGCGGAAATAAAAAGCCAGAGTCATATCTTGCACATCCGCAGTATAAAGGCAAGAAAAATGAAAGTGATTGGTGTTACTGGTGCGTGGGTTGCCCTGAGTGCGGCGTATGGATTGAAATCGGATACACGCCGCCAAAGACATTAGATGACGCACACATTGAAGCTGTTGAGACATGGAACAGGCGACCGAACGATGACCCGATTGTGTCACCACTATTGAGGGAGGGACGGAAATGATCATAGCACCTGAATGTGATGGACTCCGCAGGCAGATCGAGGATTGTATCGCAATTGCATATACAAAGGGGTATAAGCGTGGCGTTGCGGATGTACGTGGGAGATTATCAAAATCAGTTGCATGGAACAATCTTAGCGAGGTCTACAACATGGAGGGACTACCAGACGAAGTTTACAGCATCATCGGTGATGTGATGGTGGGATTGCAAGTGGAGGAGGGCGGCGAATGAAAAAACTGGATGAAGCTATCTCCAACGCGGCATACATCCTCGACAGCCTCTTGGCTCTGCGGAATATCCAGGAGTGCGGCTCCTGTAACGACTGCGGCCTTACGCGGACATGCAAGGTGAGACCTCTGCCCGGGCAGATGGTGAGATATAACTGCCCGTTCTGGGTGAAGGATGGTGACCAGCAGGAGACCGTCCGCAAGACGATGGAAGGCGGGTTTGGCGATGAAGGAGAGTAACATCTGTGAGGGAGGATAAAGATGACACATGACCGCGATCTTCATATCGCGATAGGCTCCAGCCGGTGGTCCACCTCATGGCCGACGTCCGTCATGTCCTGGTCGGAGTTCTGCGGACGGCTCAAGACACCGATCCGCGGATCCGAGACTCTGAAGGCCTTCCTGGCTATGTCGAAGGCCGATCAGGACAACCGGAAGGATGTCGGCGGCTATGTGGGCGGCGTGATCGACGGCCTGCAGCGTAAGGTCGGGAACGTCAAGAGCCGCGACCTGGTCACCCTGGATCTCGATAACATCCCGGCGGGAAAGACCGACGACGTCCTGGCCAACGTCAGAATGCTGGGCTGCGCGGCTGCCGTATACAGCACACGCAAGCACCGGCAGCAGGCCCCGCGCCTGAGAGTGATCATCCCGACGGACAGGACGATGTCCGTCGAAGAATACGAGCCGATCGCCAGGCGGATGGCGAAGCTGATCGGGATCGATTGGTGCGACCCGACTACCTTCGAGCTTAACCGGCTCATGTTCTGGCCGTCCTGCTGCAGCGACAGCGAATATATCTGTGAGATCATCGACGCGCCGTTCCAGAGCGCGGACGCGGTCCTGAGGATGTACGGGGACTGGACGGACGCGGCGCAGTGGCCAATCGCGGAAGGCGAGAAGGCCGCCACGAAGCGGGCGATGGTCAAGCAGCAGGACCCGACCACCAAGAGTGGCGTCGTGGGAGCCTTCTGCAAGACCTACAACATCCGGCAGGCTATGGAGAAGTTCCTGCCGGGAATCTATACGCCGACGGTCCACGATGACCGCATGACCTACGCCGGCGGATCCACCGCGGGCGGCGCGATCATCTACGACGGCGACCTGTGGCTGTACAGCCACCACGCTACCGATCCGTGCAGCCAGCAGCTGGTCAACGCCTTCGACATGGTCAGGCTGCACCTGTACGGCGAACAGGACGATGACGCAAAACCTGGCACACCGGTGGGCAAGCTGCCGAGCTACAGAGCCATGACAGCTCTGGCCCTGAAGGACGGAACCGTGTCTGCGCTTCTGGCCAAGGAGAGGCAGCAGGAGGCGGAGGACGCCTTCGCGGGTATCGAGGTCACGCAGACCGACGAGCCCGCGGACTGGAAGGACAAGCTGCAGGTAGACGGAAACGGATCTTACCGGAAGACGATCAACAACCTGGTGGTCATCCTGGAGAACGATCCGAGGCTGAAGGATCACATAGTGACGGACGAGTTCTCCGGTTGCGGACTTGCGGTCGGGGAGCTGCCGTGGGATCCGAAGCCGGACCGTCGGAGATGGACAGATACCGATGACGCCGGCGCCCTGTGGTACATGGAGACTTTCTATGGCATCCCGTCGAAGGACAAGCTCTACGCTGCGCTCGCGATCGTCGGCGGCCGGAACAAGGTCAACGAGGTGCGGGACTACCTGCTGGGGCTTACCTGGGACAGCCAGCACCGGATCGACACTCTGTTCGTCGACTACCTCGGGGCAGATGACAACATCTACACCAGATCAGCCGCCCGCAAGAGCCTTGTGGCCGCTGTGGCCAGGGCGATCGAGGGCGGCGTGAAGTACGACTACATGCCGATACTGGCCGGGCCGCAGGGCATCGGAAAGAGCACCCTGCTGGCCACGATCGGCAGGCAGTGGTTCAGCGATTCGCTCACCACTTTCGAGGGGAAGGACGCAGCGGAGATGCTGCAGGGGACGTGGATCAACGAGATCGGGGAGCTCGCAGCCATGAGCAAATACGAGAACGCCCAGGTCAAACAGTTCCTCTCCAAGCGCTCCGACATCTACCGCGCCGCGTATGGCCGGCGGACAGAAGAGCATCCGAGGCGCTGCGTCTTCTTCGGAACGTCCAACGACGCGGAGTTCCTTCGGGACTACACCGGGAACCGGCGCTTCTGGCCGATTGATGTCGGCGTGAACGATCCGAGGCTGAGCCCGTGGGATGATCTTCCCGGGAACGTCGACCAGATCTGGGCGGAGGCGGTCGCATACTGGAGGGCCGGTGAGGCGCTGTATCTGACCGGCGAAGCGGAACGGCTGTCACTGGAGGCCCAGGAGGAGCACAGAGAGGCATCCGGATGGGAGGGCCTGATCTATGACTTCTTGGAGACAAAGGTGCCGGCCAGCTGGGACAAGATGGACATATCTGAGCGGCGGACCTTCCTGAATGGGAACGCGGTCGCGCCGGAGGAACTGTGTTTCCCGATCGACAAGGTCTGCATACAGGAGATCTGGGTGGAATGCCTGGGCGGCGGTCAGCTGTATCTGAAGCCGCAGGACCGTACGAGAATCGGAAATATTCTGGCGCGGATGCCCGGATGGGAAAGGATAAGATCCACTGCCAGATTTGGGCCGTACGGCATCCAGAAAGGTTTCAGGAGGAGGTCGTGACGCGGTTTACAGCGGTTTACAACGGTTTACAAGGTTTACAACCGATGTAAACCATGTCAACCGTGTAAACCAGAGTGGTTTACAGCGCAAAGCCGCATAAACACTGGACAAAATGACATTTGTAAACCATGTAAACCTCATTTCTAAGAGAAGTATTCAAAACAAAGAAATTATAGGATTTATACCTATTTATACTTCTATAAATCCTTTGTTTTAAATAAGTCATATAACGCGCGTATGCGCGGTTTACAAGGGAGGGTATATGAGAGAAAGCGAACTGGAGAGTTTGCTGGTGCGCGAGATGAAGCGGATCGGCGGAAGGGCCTATAAGTGGGTGAGCCCGGGGAACGACGGGGTGCCTGACCGGATAGCAATATTCCCGGACGGGACGGTCATCTTCATCGAACTGAAGACGGAGACCGGGAGGCTGAGCGCACTTCAGAAGATCCAGATCAACAGGCTGCGGGATCTCGGGCAGATCGCGATCGTGATCCGGGGGATACAGGAGCTGATCCTGTTCTTCTCGACAGCCGGGTATAAGGAGACGGCCGAGAGGCTGGAGAGACAGCATGAGAAGGAGGTGAGGCCGAATGAAGTTCATACCACATGACTATCAGCGATTCTGCATAGACAGGATCGTGTCTGATCCGCGGATCGGACTGTTCCTGGATATGGGCCTCGGTCCAGCAAGACGGTCATCACGCTGACCGCGGTCCGGATCCTGAAGTACGAGAGGTTCGAGGTAAACAAGATTCTGGTCATCGCTCCGAAGAAGGTAGCAGAGGGAACGTGGACGACGGAAGCCAGGAAGTGGGATCACCTTCAGGATCTTCGGATCGTTCCGGTCCTTGGATCTTCGAAGCAACGACTCGGCGCGCTGGATATCAACGCTGACGTTTATGTCATCAACCGGGAGAATGTCGTCTGGCTGAAGGACCTGTACCGGAACGACTGGCCCTTCGACATGGTCGTGGTCGATGAGGCGTCAAGCTTCAAGAACCACACCGCGAAGCGCTTCCGGGCGCTGGCCGCGGAGAATGGCCACATCAGCCGGATGGTCCTTCTGACCGGAACGCCTTCGCCGAACGGGATGATGGATCTGTGGAGTCAGATCTTCCTGCTGGATGGCGGGGAGCGACTGGAGAAGCGGTTTACCCATTTCCGGGAGCGGTACTTCCAGCCGGATGTTCGCAGCTGGCAGACCGGACAGATCTACAGCTACAAGATCAAGCCCGGAGCGCAGGACAAGATCCTGCAGAAGATCTCCGACATCTGCATCAGCATGAAAGCGGATGACTATCTGCAGCTTCCGGACATGATCTTCGACACCGTTCCGGTCGTCCTGGATGACAAGGCGCGGAAGGCATACGACAAGCTGGAAGCGGAGATGGTCCTGCAGCTGCAGGAAGACGAGGACGCGATCACTGCCCTGAGCGCCGCAGCCCTGACCGGGAAGCTCCTGCAGCTGAGCAACGGCGCGGTGTACGACGAGAACCGGATCGTGCATCCGGTCCATGACTGCAAGATCGAGGCGCTGGCCGAACTGATCGAGAGCCTGCGGGATCGCGGGAAGAACGCGCTGGTCTTCTATCAGTTCCAGCACGACCGGGACAGGATCATGCGCCTGCTGCACAATATTCCTGGCACCATGGCCCGGGTGTTGGACAGCCCCGAAGATGTGAAGGCCTGGAACTGTAATGAACTGAACGTTCTTCTGGCGCACCCAGCGTCAAGCGCGTACGGCCTGAACCTGCAGCAGGGCGGGCATCATATCATCTGGTTCGGGCTGACATGGAACTATGAACAGTATGTCCAGGCGAATGCCCGGCTGCACAGGCAGGGCCAGACGGAGCCGGTGATCGTGCATCACCTGGTATCACAGGGGACGCGGGACGCCGATGTCATGAAGGCACTGGAACATAAGGATCAGGCGCAGCAGTACGTGCTGAACAGCCTGAAGGCACGGATCCGAGGGATCAGGGAGAAGGTGAAGAGATGAATATGACGATACTAATGGCCCTGTTAACCTGCACGATGGGCGGGTTCCTGATCGGGGCTGTGGTAGGTATAGTTCTGGGCCACGACATCGCGGTGGCCAGACAGGACAGGAAGAAGACGCCGGATCTGACGACAAAAGCGGCCCGGGCAGAGGATCAGTGGTCGTGGACGGACGAGCCGTGGCTTGAGGACATCCTGGATCCGGAAGGCGAATGGAAGTGAACAGGCCAAGCCTGAGCACATACCGCGCCAGAACTCACAAACCTAGCAATAGGCTAACCCAACCGTACCCAACATCTGGAAAAATAAACGCCCCTGAGGCGCGGCAGGGGCAGGAGGTGACCATGACGCTGTGGATGAAGGTATCAGACGACGAATATGAGCTGCCCCTGATCGTGACTACATCGGCCATGATGCTGGCCGAAAAACTCGGGGTGAAGGAATCCACCATTAAGTCAGCGGTCAGCAAGTGCAAGAAAAACGGCTGGCGGTGTTCGTACGTCAGAGTGGAGGTAGAAGATGACAGTTGATGAGCTTAAGGCTGCGGCCCGTGAGATGGGCTACAAGGTGGTCAAGATCGAAAGAAATGTGAAGCTGCTGCCGTGTGTCTGCGGTGCTGCCAGGCGCAATCACAGGTACGCGTGGATGACGAACTGCGAGATCCTGGAATGCCCGAAGTGCGGACGGAGAGCTGCCGGCAGGACAGAGGAAGAGGCGAAGCGGAACTGGAACCTGATGATCATGGACGCGCAGGGAGAAGAATGGGAGGGAATACACAGATGATTTATGTGAAATATAAGAAACTGACAGACACAGCGAAGGAGCCGACGCGCGGATCCATGCGGGCAGCGGGCTATGACCTGTATGCGGACACCGGCAACGACATCATGATGTTCCCCGGAGAGGTGGTGGAGTTCTTCACCGGGATCGCGATGGAGATCCCGGACGGATACTTCGGCGCGGTCTATCCCAGGAGCGGACTGGCTACCAAGATGGGGCTGCGCCTGGCCAACTGTGTCGGGGTGATCGATTCGGACTATCGCGGAAACATCGGCGTCCCGCTGCATAATGATTCCCGAAGGCCAGTAGTGGTGAAGGCGCATGAGCGGATCGCGCAGATCGTGATCCAGGCCTGCCCTGATATCGTCCTGAAGGAAGCGCAGGACCTGAGTGAGACAGCAAGAGGTGAGAACGGATTCGGATCCACCGGGAGGACTTGAGATGGACGTGCTGAAGTTCCTGAAGAGCATACGATCAAAGAGAGCTGAGATCACGACGCTGAAGCGGGCACGTGATGAGCTTTACTGGTCGCTGATGCCATCCGGGATCCGGTATGATCTCGATAAGGTGCAGACGTCTCCTCAGGATCGGATGAGCGAAACTGCCGGCGATCTGTATGAGATCCAGGACAAGCTGGACCACATGATCGCGGCGCTTGCCAGCGATGTCAATCTTGCGGTCGACCTGGTCAGCCAGATGCCTACGTCCGAGTGCCGGCAGCTGATCACGCTGCGGTACCTCGGCACGGATCGCGAGCTGTCCAAATGGGAAAGTGTGGCGCAGGATATGGGATACAGCCTCGACCACGTGAAGGGATCCCTGCACGGTAAGGCGATCAGCGAGGCCAGGACAGTCTGGGCGAAACTTAACACAGAATAACACTAAAGGCCTGTGATATGATGTAGGTGCAAAAGTATGAACAACATCCCGCACAATGTACGGAACCTGTGGGAGCGAGAGTTATTTCGCCAAGCTTTCTTATCCTGTTCCCATCCGGTCGGTGGAATTCCTCCTTTCATTTAACCAGCAAGATCCGGTCAGCAATCGGCTGATCGACGTCAAGGTTCCGGCATCCTGTGCGGTGGCATCAAGGCTAAACAGTTGCTTGGGTCAATTCCCTGCAACGAGCGGCATGGATCTCTCCCTAAGTCCATGCCGCTTCTTTATGCCGTGACACAGGGGGAGGGGACTGGGCACCATGATCTATAAGATCTGTACCAGATGCGGGAAGCGGATCCCCGAGGGAACAACGTGCAGCTGTCAGAAGATCCGCAAGGCGGAGTCAGATCGGCAGTACGATCGGCACCAGCGAGATCGGAAGGCGACAGACTTCTACAGATCGCCGGCGTGGATCCAGACGCGTCAGCGGATCCTGAACATAGACCAGCACATAGATGTCTACATGTACATGACACAGGGCAAGGTGATCCCGGCGGACACGGTGCACCACATTATCCCACT